AAGCCAACAAAGACGCTTTTCATTTAGGAACTCCGGTGCGAGGTATCGAAGGGCCGCCATTATAAGGAGTCCTATATGGTAGCCATCACTATCAGCATCTGTGCAGATACCAATACGTCCATATCTAAGTTTTGATGCATTATACTTCCCAGGTACAATATTCATTGCGCTACAGAGCAATTTAATCTCTTCATTTTGGAAAATCTTCTCTTCCGGATGCGCCAGACAATTTAAAATTTTTCCTCGAATGGCTAGGATTCCATAATTCTTATAATCACGCGCTTTTGCAATGCCGCCTGCCGCGGAGTCACCCTCGACAATAAGCAGAGTTGCATTTTGTCCAAGGAACTCAGCATCTTTGAGTTTATCAGACGAGAATACTTTTTTCTTTTGGTTCTTTTCGATGTCCTTTGTTGCTTCAAGGACTTGGCGCCGCGCTCGTTCTGCCGCGGCTTCTGCTTTGGCGATTTTTTTCAGAAGTTCAACAATACTTTCAAATTCATCACTATACTTACTTTTCATTTGTTTTAGTGCGTTACTAAAACAATTTGATGCGAGAGTACGAAGATTTGTATTGTTGATTTTAGATTTGGTTTGATTTGCAAAAGAAGGTTGTGCTACTGAACAATTAATTACATAGAATAGCCCGCCGCGAATTGCATCACCATCAAAATTTTGTTTTGAAAGTGAATTGAACGTGCGTGTGATTGAAGTCTTTGCACCAGTGATAGGGCTGCCGCCTTCAGGGCAGAGCAAGCCATTTACAAATACATATGACTGTTCTTTGCCACTACCCCACTGGAATGCAATTTCAAGCTTATCACCATTTGTATCAGTTACTGAATCATAGATGATATGCTTATGAAGTGGTTTGGAGTTATTATCTTTTACAAAATCAATAATACCATTCTTTGCACAATAAATCTGTGCTTCTTTTGTATTTTGATTTGTAATAGTAAAAGTAATACCACTATAAAGATAACTAATATTTTTTATATCTTCACAAATTTTTTTATAGGAGTATCCAATTTCACCAGTTTTAAATACTTCGGGGTCTGGACTGAATTCAACGATAGTACCATTTCGTAATGAAGTGTTACATTCTTCATAATATTCTAATTCGCCTTTTTTAAATGAAGCATGGGCTTCTACTCCATCACGGATTGAAAAAACATCAAACCATTGCGCGCTAAGGCATACACATTTAGCTCCGATACCATTGAGGCCAGACGCATTTTTATATGCGCCCTCTTCAAATTTGCCACCTGTGTGAGATTTGGAGTAAATAGAAACAAGAACATTTTCTCCATCTTCTCTCATTCCAAATGGTACACCGCGGCCATAATCTCTTACTCTAATAGCATTAAGTTCTTCATCTACTGAAATTTCAATTTTATCACCATATCCAGCAATAGCTTCATCAGTTGCATTATTTATGATTTCTTTAAAGGCTTGATATGTACCTTCGAGGTCATCAGAGCCGAGGTACATCTGAATACGTGACCTTACTCCATCTTTAAAAGAAAGAGATTGAATATCATTTATTCCATAACTCATTTATATTTCCTCTTAAATTAAACTTACTTCTCTTCTTCTTCCATATTCTTCAAATACAAGAGTTTTTCCTTGAATTTTATCTATATAATCTTCACATGCTTCTTCAAAAGTATTCCCTTCACCAAATTTTCCAATTAAGAAACAATCATCTTTAACCCAGCAATTAGAAAAATGGACACCAATTTTTCCATTAATTATTTGAAAAACTTCAAGATAATTATTAGACCTAAGTAATCTTTGGCTTGCTTTTAACATTTACTCATCTCCCACCATTCATCTGCTTCTTCAATCTTTTGCCAATCTTCATCTTTGATGCCGCCGCACATCCATTTTTCTTTCAGATTGTAATAGCAAATAATCCAATATGTATCATCCATCCAATCATTATAGATTTCATTAGTTGGAAGAATGTTGTAGTCGCCATCGCAGACACTTATAATTTTCTCCCAAACTTTATCCATTGTGCGATAGCCGCGTTTAGTCATTTCTGCGCGGACGGCCGCGGCGTAAGTAATAAAATGATTCATCGGATAATCCATTACTTTATTTACAAGAATATGATTTGGGGTCCCTTTTGTTTTAATATTACCTGCAATACTTGATAACTCGCGCCATTGAGCTACAAGTTGTTCGCGAGGAAGAACTGGAATCATTTGAATATGCCACATTCTCATAATATTTTCTCCTTTCACTATATATAAATATTATAACATAAAAAGAAAGAAAAGTCAAATTATTTCTGACTTTTCTAATTCTTTACACTTAATTCCATTTTTATTAAGCCATTCAGCTATTAATTGTCTATGACAAAATTCACCTGGCCGTTCAAAACAAAGTAAAACTGGTATTTTGTCACCGCAATTTTTATGTAATAACTCTACTAAATGATGTGGATTTTTTTCTACAAGTTGAAGATTATAAATATAGCTATATTTTTGTTTTGATGCTTCTGATTTATCACTCGCGCGCCACCAGCGTAGAAGCTCTACAGATGGAGCAAGACTTAAAATATTTGGCCCAGTAAACCACTTAGGCTTCCATCGCGCGACACAAATAGGATAATATTTATTAGAAAGATTTTTAATATTCCCAAAATATGAAGTATAAATCATGTTGATTCCTTCTTTCATTTGTTTATAAAAATATAACATAAAAATAGTTAAAAGTCAAATTCGACTTTTGATACATTATTATATTTTAAGGCTCCGCCTATTTTTTCTGATTTTAGTATATCATAAAATTATTATATTTTCAACTTTTGATTTCTACTTATATTTATGATATAATAATTATAGAATAAAAATATAATATATTTTGGAGGCTAAAATGCCTAAATTAATTGATATGACTAATTGGATTATGTGCGAACATGGTGTACCAGATAGTCGAATAACTGTAATTTAGTTAGCAGATCATAAATATAAAGATGGTCATACTTCATGGGTTTGCAAATGTGATTGTGGGAATATTTTTGAAGCTTTAGGAACTCATATACGTAGAGGAAGAGTAAAGTCTTGTGGTTGTTTAAATAAAGAACGAGCTTCCCAAAATGCTATTAAACGAAATATTAAAGATAAACCAAGTCTTATTGATATGACTGGATGGGTTATGAAAGAACATGGTGTTGAATATAGTAAATTAACTGTACTTGAATATCTTGGCGATAGTATTTGGAAATGCCAATGTGAATGTGGTAGTATTTGTAATGTTAATAGTACTGCTTTGCGTAATGGTACTACTAGATCATGTGGTTGTTTAACATCTTTAAATGAAGTTAGAATTAGAAATATATTAAAATAGTATAATATTTCTTTTAAAGAATAGTAGACATTTGATGATTTGATTCTTTAGCATAAATTACGCTTTGATTTTGGTATTTATAAAGATAATAATTTATTATTTGTTTTAGAATATTAGGGTCAATAGCATTATAAAGATACAAAATTTGGACATTATGCAAGAATTACAGATCCAATTAAAAAACAATATTGTCAAGAAAAAAATATTAAATTATATGAGATTAAATATAATGACAATCTTAGAGCCACATTATTATCTATTTTAAGAAAGGAAGGTTTTGATGTTTAAAGTTAAGAATATTAGAACTGGCGAAATTGTTCAAGTACTTGATACATATCTTGATGAATATAGCGGTACTTGGTTTCTTATTTGGAAGAATGACGGATGGAGATGGCGGCCGGCCAATGATTTTTGTCCGCCAAATTATAAACCAAAGAAAAAACTTATTATTGCGGGCAGCCGCGATTTTAATGATTTTAAATTAGTGCGATTTGTTTTGGATAAAGAAGTAAATGAAATCGCAGAAGTAGTATGTGGTGAAGCTAAAGGCGCAGATACGTTAGGCAAGACTTGGGCGCAATTTCATAATATTCCTGTCAAAAGTTTTCCTGCCGATTGGCAAACATATGGCTCGGCCGCGGGATACATAAGGAACCATGAGATGGGAGATTATGCAGATGAATTAATTGCTTTTTGGGATGGTAGTAGTCCTGGAACAAAAGAAATGATTGAATACATGAATAAAATAAATAAACCAGTACGAATTGTAAAATATCTTGAATTATCAAAAATTTGATTTTTTGAAAATTTTATGTTATAATAATTATAAACGTGGATAGGAACACGTTAATATAAATATAAAAGGAGATATTTATTATGA